AAAGCTTTTTTAATATTCTGCCTCATATCATTTAATACTAATTGAGCTACATCAAAATTAGATGCAGATTGTATAGCACTTAATTCTCTTGATCCTGGAGCTACTGGTATTAAAGATCCAGGTACTAACGCTATGTTGTCTGGATTAATTACACCATCATCTTCATAAGTATAAACTCCAGATACTGACATTTGTGCATTTTGTAATATTAACTCAACAGTTAAGTTACAAGTTTTAATAGCACCCATAGCATTAAATATTGGCCCTCTACCATATACTTCACCAGATGCTTTATTCCATCTAAATACTAAATAAGGATTAGATCCTTCGCCTTGATATTCTTCTTCAAATATAACTGCTTTAGGATTATCTAATACAACACAATATTTATATTTTTCTTCATTCTCTTGATAAATTTTATATACAGCTTCAATAATAGTTAATTCTTTTTTTTGTTGTAACAAATCAAAATTTTCAGGCATTACAGCTTTAGGATATAAAACTTTAATATGTTCTGGTTTTACTTTTCTAGTTCTATAAACTGTATCAATTTTTCCATCTGGGCCATTTAACAAACATACTTTTGGTAATGGTACAGCAGTAAATTTAACAGGATTAACAGCATCACCTTCTTCAACTAACATACATCCAGTACCAACAGCAAGATCCATGAATGCTTCGTGTACTTCTTGGTTAAAGTTTGAGTTTTGTAATACTTCAAAAACATATTCTGTAATTTTATCTAATTGTAAATTAACTTGTGATTTTTGTTCTTCTGGTATTTCAACACCTGCTTGAAAATCTGCCCATCTTGCAAATGTAGGTACGATACCAGATTGTAATCTTGATGCAAATTCTTGTACACCTACTACAGCAGTTTCATCAAAAATTTTATCTGTTCTTTTTTGTCCTGGCGACTCATCATAAAAAGATTCTCTATTAGGTAAACAATATTCATAAGCTTCTTCAAACTTTTCTCTCCAATGATCTTTTACAGATACAGCTTCTTTATATTTTTCTAAAATAGCTGCTGCTTTATTTGATGTATTTATTACTGGTGTATCGTCTATTTTATAATCCATTAATCTTCCTCGCTTAATAAGAATCTTCTATATGCAGAAATTCTTCTATTGTTAACACTTCTTCCTATCATTCCAGATCTATTACCACTTTTTTTAAATAGACTTTGTTTTACTTCTGTTTTTTTTGGTTCCATAGATTTATTTTCTGCTTCTACTTCTTTAAGAACTTTTTGTTGAATACTTTGATTACTATCTCTATTATTTTTATAACCTGGATTTGGATTTCCATAAGCATCTGTTTTACCAGATAATCTATTATTCATATAAGATTTATAACTTTCCAAAGTATCTACATATCCAGCTCTATTTTTACTTTTTAAAACTTTTTCTCTATAAAATTTTCTATTTCTTTCAAACATTTTTTGTCTAGTTTTTGTACCTAAAAAAATATTAGTAACTAAACTTACAGGGCCTGTTACTGGAATTGATTTTACTTTAGCATTATCTAATTGAGATTTACCAACAGCTGCAGTAACTTTTGCTTTACTTGCTCTAATTTGATTACCAGTTGCTACTGTAGTATTTGATGATCCACTGCTTGTATGTGGATTTGGTCTGCTAGTTGTTTTACTTGCAGATATGCCTTTGCTTTTAGAAGTTGTTTGACTTCTGTTTCTATCAGCTCCTCTTTCTCTGTTACTAGATCCATATCCGTAAGGCATATTATTTTTTACTCCATTTGTTTTTTAGTTCTACTATAAAAACTTTTATTTTAAAAATTATTTTATTTATAAATTTCATCATCTAAATCTTTTAGTTTTCGCTGCGATACTTTTAGGTTGCTTAACGAATTGTTTTCCTTTTTTATTTCCACGTGCTTTAGCTGCATTAGTTGCTGATTTTTCTTTAGCCGTAAGAGCCTTCCAAGCTTTCTTAGGTAAATATCTTCGTTTGCCTTCTGATTTTTTACCACTGCTTGTTTGCCATTTTTGTTTTCCCCATTTGGTAAGCTTGTTGGATGAAGACTTAGATCCTCTATAGCCTCCACCTGCTTTTTTATAAATTTTTGTAGCAAGTTGCATAGCCCTAGCACTGTGTTTACCTCCCATTCTTGCTTTAGCTTGAGCTTTAGCTCTTGCCCATAAAGCAGGTTTAGTTTTTTTTGCAACAGCCATTAAGCTTTTTTCTTATTGTTGTTTGCAAAACTTCTTGCTGCAGCCACACTACCAAAGCCCCAAGCTTTTAATGCTAAAGCTTTTCTAGTTGGTCTGCCTTTACTATCCTTCATTGGTCCTTTCATTCCTGCAAATCTTGCAGCAAAAGAAACCCTTCTAGGATTCTTACCTTTTTTAACTGGTGCTTTTAAGTTAGAACCTTCTTTACGTTTAAAGTAAGCTCTACCTCTAGCGTTTAGTCCACCTTTTGGATTCTGATAAACCTTTGCTACCATTATCCAAAGAAACCTCTACCACCTGCTTGACCAAATAAAGATCTAGAACCAATAACTCCTTTAGCAACTTTTCTTTTATAAGTTTCTTGTTGCTTTTGTAATTCAGCAGCTCTTGCTTCTTCTTCTTTTCTTTTAGCTTCTAGCTCAGCTTCTAATGCTGAATTGTCTGGTGGATCTTGTTGTTTCCCAAGTATTGAACCCATTATAACTCCTCGTCATCCATATCATCAAAATCATAAGAAGTTAACGAACCCATATTAGCTTCCATTTCTCTTAAAAGATCATCTTCTTGATCATGAAGATCTCTCATTTCATCAATGATTTCTTGTACAGACTTTTGTTTCTTTTTAATTTTTGACATTTGGATCCTTAATTTTTTGATTAAATGACTTATATCCTGCTTTTATCAACGCACAATAAAGCTGATAGGGAGTTAAGATATACCATTTATAAAATCCTATTAGACGCATTATAAATGAAACGCAGGTCATATCTTTTATTCTAAAGAGCTGCCACTGTTCTTTTTCTGGGCATCTTAATACTTCATAGTCTTTCAAATAGAATAACATATTCTCAAGTTCTTTTGCAGTTAGTAAACTATGTTTTATTCCTGCATGAGTATATTCTAAATGAATCCATACATTTTTTTCTGGATCAAAGTTTAAAGCACCACAATGTTTAAAACCTTTTTTTAAAAACTGTAGCCATTCTGGATATGGATATTCGTCTGCTTCGTAAAAATATACTAACCATTCCTTTTGAATATGTCCCATACTTTCCTTTTACTTATACCTGGCTTTTGAAATACATCCCATTGTTTCTTAGCAACAGTTGGCTGTGTTTGTATTTTACCAGACATCATTGTTCTACCTTCACCAGCTCCCATCATTAAATATTGTAAAGCATCATGAACGTGAGAGTATCTATTCTTTAATGGTTTCTCATCATATCTATCTCCAGATACTTGTAGTCTTCTATAATGATAACCACCATTAAAACCTTTTTTAAGATTTATACAATCAGTACTCATATTAAATCCTGGTGATCCATCTACTAATCTTGATAGTGTAGAATCAACAGCTTCTATTCTTAAAGCAACATCATTAGATGGTGCAGGTATAGCTTTTAATCCATGATTTCTCATTATTTGAAATGGAGTTCTTTCATCTGTTTGTGATCTAAAATCTCCAGCAGGATCTCCATAGATCATAACTTCATATCCTTTGTATAATTTTGCTATCTCTCCTCTCAGTAATTCTGAGAATCTAATTACACCCATATCAAAACAAACAAGCTCATTTAATATATTCCATTTACCTGTAGTAGTTCTTTGACCAAAGACTGCAGCAGGAGTTAATCCAAAGTCAACTCCAATCCATATTGGTTGTCCTGGTATTAAATCTATTTTATTTTTTGTAATGTGTAATTCTTCTTTGAAGCTGTGATATACAGGTTTACCTTCTTCAATAGATCCTAGTTTATTTAAAACATAAACATCTATCCATCCTTTTGTTTTACCTCTAATAATATTTTCATAATATTTTTCGGTTAGGTTTTTTTTATTTTCTGATTTTTTGTTATCTTCATAACCAGTTATAAATCCATCCTTACCTTTGTTTTCTAGCAAAGCAGGAGGTTGTGTATAGAAACTCCAGTTGTCTGGTTTGATTAACATTAAAGCTTCATCTCGAGAGATGTGGTCTGGTACAGGTACATCTGCTGCCATGATCGGCCACCAGTGATCTTCTTCTGGTGCATTGGTATCAGCTATAACTCCATACCAACTAGCTCCACCTTCTCTCATACTAGGAAATCTTCCTACCCTCATAGTACAAGCATCTATAATTGATTTGGGTATTTCTCTTGCTTCATTAACCCAAACGCCAGTCAATTCTAATGATAGTAATTTCTTAACATCTTCTGGTCTATCAAGAGCTAAGAAGATAACTTCTACATCAAGTTCACCAACTAAGATTCTATGAGTATAAGGAACGCTCCAGGCGAAGTTACCCCAAGTATCTTCTGGAAACCAATCTAACCATGTTTTGATTGTTGTAGTTCTAAGCTGTGGATTTGTATTTCTAATTACAGCCCATCTAGATTTTCTTTTACCTTCTGCATTCTTCTGTTGTAATAAAGATCTTCTAAAGATTTCAATACAACAAGCAACTGACTTACCAGATCCTACTGGCCCACGAAGTCCTCTAAAGAAGTCATCAGACTTCATGAATTTTTTTAAGGTATCACCTTCTGGTTTGTATTTAAAATTAATCGACATTTACACCAACATTTGCTTTTAACAGATTGTATATTGTTTCCTCACCAAAAGCTTCTACAAGTTTATCAGCTTCATAGTCTGTTATCATATGTGTTGGATAATGTTTAAGATGTGTATTCTTAACGATAGTTCTTAATCTTTTTCTATCTTTTAAACTTAAATTATTGAGGAACGACATTTTAATTGTTCTACCCTTTCTAATACTATTTGCAAGATTTCTTCTTCTTTACCATACTTAGCTTCAAATTCTTTCTTAGCCATGTGTATAGAGAAGTTTCCTTGATGATGATCGTGACATAACGGAATTACGTGGAAGTGGCTTGTACGCCTTCCTATGCCAGTTCCAGGGGGTCTTATATGATGTAGGTTAGCTGGTCTTTCGCAAACATAGCAGCCAAGCTCAGCCACCCACCTCATATGTTCTTTTTCTTTCTTTGTCGCCATTACTTCTTTTTCATTTTGGCAATGATCTTTTTTTTAAGAGCTTCTGGTAATGATTTTTGTTTTCCTGTTAACTTGCTTTTTGCAGCAGGTCTTCCTCTTTTTGAACCATAGGTTCCTTTTCCGTAGGGCATTGTTCCTCCATTACTTGTTCGTATGTTGATCTGCATCCATCTGGTGTTGCAGCACTAGCCATCTGTATTGCTTGTATATCATTTTCAGCTGAATATACAATCTCTCTTTTGAGAGTGTCATCTTGCCATATATTAACTTTGTAATTCATGTTCTCTCCTTTGTTTGTTGGAAAGAAGAACCTTATAGAACTAAAAAAAATTTTGAAACGCACTTAGGCTAACGCCCTTGCCCTTTGTACCTTGTTTGTTTCTTTTGCCTTTTGGCTGATTTGTTTTGGCTCTTAGTATGAACGCCCTTTCTTTTCTTAGGCTTGTCTCTTGGTATAAAATGTGTGAACTTCTGTTTTGCCATGCGTACCTTTTTGAACCCTGTTGTCTGTGAGACTCGCCTCGTCAGCTATGGCTGATGATTTTTGCCCCCACCCTCCGACTCTGCTAGTCGTAGATGTGTGGGTGCATACCAACGCCTCACGTTAAATCAATATTAATCTTAATATCCCCCTGTATATTGTGAGATACCTTATCTGGTGCTCTCAATCCTACTCTATCGAGAATATCTCTGCTAGCCTCTAGCTGAACATATTCACTCTTTGCTCCACTCGACAGCTCGATAAGTCTTTTACTCGCACTTACTGCGCCAAGTCCAAGAGTTTGTGCAATACGTTGTTGCATATACTGTTGTACCTTTGGTAAACGTAGTGTGCGAGAAGCACTTACTCTCGCTGAATCTTTACTAACTTCTGTTGAATATCCTGCCTTTTTAGCAGCTTCTGTTATACTACACCCTGTAGCTACTATTGTATCTACTAAGGCTCGTTGTTTCTCTGTAAGATCGTCTTTCATAACACTTATTTATTCTACCCTTATAGGTACGTAGATATTTAATTTCATTGTGTCAAGAGAAATAACAGAACTTTAGTGGTATTGGAAACTCACATAACTATATCTTGTATGGCGACTTACAGGCTCTAGTGCTAAAGCACCCAAGCCCTTCGGTCTTGTCCCTAAAGGGTAACGATCCTGGTCGCAATTAAATGAATGGGCAAAGCCCATACTCTCCACCCCATACGCAATTTTCTCTTAACGCAGCTCCTATGGTCGCTGCTTTATTCGCTAAGAACTCACTAAGGCAAAATGCTTTGCATTTTCCTAAGTGTCGTTCTACGCTATTGGAACAAGGAGAAACCCCTGCGTTACTCGAAAAGCTTAAACGCTTTTCTCCGTTACTCAGTATTGCTATGGGTCCCCCCCACACACGTGGATTAATGTGCTTGTATCATGAGTTTGCCTTAATGAACAGTGCAAGGGACATCAACGCCTCACCTAAAGGTGATTCCCCTTCGGGTGCGTTGTGTCGCACTGTATCATTAAGCTTTGCCTCATGATGACTGCACACCTTAACCACATGCGTTATGCCATGTCGGTTATAAAGTAAACGATAACAGAAAGGTTACAATGGAGTACGTTAAATACTATGAGTTGATAACAGATGAACACGATAAGAAAAGAGTTGTTGAGTTATCAATGTTAAAGGAAGAAGCTATAATGAAAGCTGACTATGATAAAGTTAGTGAAATAGATAGCGAAATAAATAATATAACTAAAGGAGTTAGATATGATGGGTAGTGAATTAAATCAACAAGATTATTCAGATAGCAGACTAGATGACATGCAAGATGTACTAGATTGTGTTGATATGAAAGCTGGTGTTACTGGCTTTTTCAATACAGTTATATCACCATTTGCTGATCATCCAGATTGGTCAATGTTGGCTGAATGGAATGCTAATAGTATTATTGGTGTATTCCAAAGACATCATGAACAATGTATCAAAAGTCTAGATAA